ATCGAGAGAGCGTAGATCAACACCCTTCCTGTTATCAAAAGTATCTCCTAAGTCAAGTATAGTATCTATACCTTCCTTCTTTAGAGTGGGAAAGAATACTTCATCATAAAACTTTTGGAAATAATCCAACCAGATCTTTGAACCCTTCTTAAAACCGAAGTGTTGGTCTGTAATAATAGCAACCTTCATCTATTATTACTTCTATGATGAACAGCATCTTTAATTGAGTTGTATTCAGAAGACTTATCCTTTTCGTCTGCGACGAAAACTTCGTCATAACCAGACTTCTCTATTATCTTTTGTTTTATATCCAACTGACGTTTCTCTTTCTGTATTCTTCTTAGAAATGCATAGTGTATAATCTGAGTAAAATATGCAAAAGGATTCTTAGACTTCTCAGGATTGAAGTTGTTGATATACTGTACACAGTTCTCTATACCATCACAGACCATATCATCTTTGAACATATAGTTTACAAAGTTTGGTTTGAATGACAAGTGTGTTGCAATTTTGAGGAAACACTCACCAATGTAACGAGGTATTACAGGTTTTGGTAATCCTCTTTTTTCTGCAATAATTATTTCATCCTTGTAATCGATGATGGCAGCAAGGAACTCCTTGTTATTGACGTAATGCTCAGATCTCTTACGTGACATTTATTTGTACCTCTGATTACTAATAAGTATAGCATTACTTGACACGTCCGTCAAATATTGTTATACTAACCCTGTTAGGGGTGAAAGGGATAACTTAGCTATCTTTCTCTTTCTTAGGTTCAGTATTATATAAGGTCTCAAAACTCTTACGTGCTCTCTCGACTGAGTTTATATATCCCATCTCTCTAGTTATTTCTGGTGAGTTACGAGTGAATCCCGACTTCACTATAGTATCATATGTTTTCAATACTTCCTTGTCGCTGATCTCAGAGATTGTAATCACTCGATTCAAATCTATTATAAAAACCTCCTCATCAGTCAATTTCATCCATGGTTCAAATTTATATCCCATCGGGATATTCGCACCAGGGGTGCGAACCTCTTGGCATATGACTGGATTCTCTAAAATAATTCTATCGTCATCATCACTACAAACAACAACCTTTGACAGTATTTCTTCACCACTTACAAGTTTGATAGCCGCAAGAAAATCTTCATACGGTTCATCAGATTTTGATTTGGATGATGTCATAGTTGAATTTTTCCTCGTTGTAGTATTTGATTCTTTCAATCAAGTGATTCAAAGTATAGTTTTGAACTGATCCTTTCTTTGTATCGTCCGCTATGTCATATAATGTAGCACTCAACTTGGAATTACTTTTACGTAAGACCCTACCGATAGACTGAAGTGTTCTTATTCTAGATTTAGATGGCGAAGAAAACACGACATTGTGGAGGTTTTTGATATTGACACCAGTGGAAAATGTTCCAAAGGAAGCAATGATAATAGCATTGGACTCAACCTCTGCTATACCTCTGACAGTTTCACGTTCTTCTGCATCCACACCACCATGAATAAAGAATACTTTCCTATCGTCTATATTTATGAGGTCAAATAGTACCTCACCATGGGTGGCAACCCGACTATAAAGTATCAACGTGTTACCTTTCAAGTCCAGTGCTAGGTTTCTGATGAATTTATTTCTTTTTTCATGTGTAATAATATATTCTATTTCATCCTGATAAGTATCAAACTTCTTAGGTTCATGTTTGAGTAGTAGAACTTTGATGTTGAGTGTTGCTAGATAACCTTTCTCTTGTAACTCCTTAGTATTGACGATTTTATAAGAGGGTCCGAATAAACCTTCAAGTACCCACTTATGAGTTTGTGTACCATCGAGCGTACCCGTGAAACCATACCTGTATTTTGTGTCATAAAGTTTAGTCATTATGCTTATTAATGATTTAGACTTAAACTGATGTGCTTCATCACCAATTACAACATCAAATCTTTCAAACCATGTCTTTGGTAACTTGTATATTGACTGCCATGTGCTTATAATAACTGGATGTTGACTCAACAAATCCTTACCAGCATAGATCTTATGACATATATCTTCGACATTCCATCCATAATCTATAAAGTCCTTATACATCTGTTCTACAAGAGAGGTAGTCGGGACAATAATCAAGGTTGACCTACCATACTCTTTGTGGTATCGTGTGATAGCATAGATCATCAGGGACTTACCAGACCCTGTTGGTGATATAATCAGTCTACGATTCTTTTGTAATGCATCAAACACACCCTCAATCTGATAATCACGAGGTTTGTATTTCGAGATCCCCGTTAGGTAATCCTTTACCCCCTCATATGAGATTGATTCCGTCTCTTGGTATGGGAGACCATAAAACTTGGAGTTCTCAAATTCGTATTCGTAATTATATCTCTTACAAAATGACGTGATTTTATCTAACAGACCAACATATATCTCTTGCTTCTGTAAATTGAATAATCTTATCTTACCATCCCAGTATCTACTACGGTACTGTGGCATAAACTTGGCACCTGGCACATCAAAAGTGAACTCATCTTGCAACTCATGCTGTATGTGAGGATCACAATCAATCTTCAAGAAGACTTCGTTCTTCTTTTTTATAACAAGATCAGCCATAACCAGCGTTGAAACGTCTCCATTCGATAGCGTTTTTTATCTGGTAAGTTCTATTGGAGATTTGTCTTAGTATTTCTTCGATATACTTCAACATAGTGTCATAGTACTCGATCTTTAGTTTGGTCTTCCTGAGTTTCTCGTCTGCTTCAAGATATAACTTGAGATCATCCTTATCTCTGACCTTGTAAGGGAATGGTTCTGCTTCATATACAGATGCAGTTGCCTTACCTGTGTAATACTTTCTCCGATCTAGTAGAACATTACAATGTGTCTGCTCTTCACGCTTTCGCATGAGCAGTATTGTATTATATAGCTCATAATAAGTAGCGTGTAACTGGGGAATCTTGAGTGACTCACTATCCAGTTCATCATTATTAATTTTTGCGTCTTTCTCCCACATGTCTTGAATCATCTCAAGACTTAGGGTGCTAGACCTTCGCTCCATTGACATCAATCACATCAAAAATAGTATATTTAAAGGTAACTTGAGCAGTGAAATATCTTTGTTCTGTCTCTGTGGCACTGAATGGTACACCAGACAATGCTACGGGAAATAAATCTTTGAATTTGACAGTGATACTAGGGTTATAGTTACTGTCTAAGACTATCAAAGTTCCATCAGACCTCTCTACAAACTGATCTTTCTCAGCAGAGTCAGGATAAAACCTGTCTACTTTCTTTAGATCTTCGTACTGTTGTAGAGACTCAGGGAATCCTAGTCCAGTAATCCAATCATATATCTGCAAGTAATTCTCGCAGTTTTCATCTACCATAAAACTAAGCGTCAAGTCTTCGTAAGATAACTCTGTGCCTGGTACTGGTATTTGTCTAAGGTATGATGCCTGAACTGTGGTACCAAGAGTAACTGTTGGTATGTTAGCTTCGTTACAAAAGAAACTAACCTTAGGAGCACGATTCAGCACAAACTTGAACCCAACAATAGAAAGAAAATTCTTATTGGTTGGTTCATTTATTTTGAATGGTGGTGTTGCACCTCTAACTCTAGTGTCCGCCAAGATCATTTATACAGCATACACTGTATTTAGTCCTTCAGTAAAGCTAGTTTTGCAGTCTCTATCTCATCACTCTCATCTGGGTTAGTGTGATGTGTGACTTCTCTTAGTGTCTTTAGATATTCTAAGACATGTTCTCTGATCTCCATCAGTTCATTGAAGCAACCCTGATTGTGAGCACATCCTCTAAGGTGATGGTCGGGTGCTAAGACTGACTCTGTGAATAAAGCAAGTGCTCTATCGTATTTTATTTCGGGAGACTCATCTCCAACAGATCCTTGGTCTTTCATTGCAATTTTATCTCTATTACTAATTTAGCATAAAAAAAGACCCCCTGCAAAAGGAGGTCTTTGAAGTATATAAGCAACTCGCTTACATAAGGTTTGTAACTTTAACACGTCTGTAGTATCTGTTACTGTTACCAGTAATTCTACCAAGACCTTGTGTAGTACCTTCAGCAAATGGGTT